AATGTGGATCCTGTTACTGCCTTTACTATGGTTAGTGGCGCTATCTCCGGCGTTAGAAAACTTTGTGCTTTGGTCAAGGAAGCACAACAAGCTGGGAGAGAAGTAGCCGATCTGACCAGTCAAGTCACGCAACATGTTGGGAAGGTGTTGGAGCACACCCAAACACTGAAGCAAGCAGAGTTAGAGGTAAAGAAGAACCCGCCAAAAGGGAAATCCTTGCAGGTTCTGGCGTTTGAAGAGGTGGCTCGGAAGATGGAGCTGAAGCAACAGTACGAACAGTTGCGGAACATGATCATCTACGAGTTGGGTCTGCCGGGGGGATTCTGGGCTGATTTTGAAAAAACGCTGTACCGGTTGGAGCAAGAGCATGAAAGGGAGATGGAACTAGCCGAACAGATGCAAAGGGAACTGGAATGGCAACGCAGGGTCAAGCTAGATCAAATGCAAGAGGTGGCCTTGGAGGTGGTAATCGTCCTGGTAATGCTGGCATATCTAGTCGCTCTAATCTGGTCGGTGATGTTGCACCAGAAGGGTCGATTGGGGGTTTGGTTGGTATGACGATCATGGCGTTTCTGTTCGCAATCATGTTGCCGGTGATGATGTTCATGTACATCGATATGCACAAGCTCAGGCTGGAGAACGAACGGATCACGCAGAAGATTGGCAAGTACCGACAACTGATTGAAAGGTGCGACAGGTGAGTGAACAACAGGACAAAGCGCTGGGGGTTCTAGACCGCATATTGTCGTATGTGGATAGTCCGTTTAAACTCATTGCGCTGCTCATTATGTTTGTGTTTGGTTTTTGTGCGTGGTTTGTCTACGCCAACCAAGAATTGCTGGTTGGTGCCTACAAAGAAAGCCAGAAGCTTCCAACAATCAATGAGGCCCGGGTTGAAGACGCTGCTTCAGTGCTGATTAAGTACGGCGGCGCTCAGACCGTGGCTATATTTAAGGTGAATCCGTTGTTCGGCACTCGCGTCCTGTACCGGGCATATACCAAGGATGGGAGAGACAAAAGATTGGAGGGCATAGATGTCGGTCTCTTTACACAAAACCCCGGCAATAACGCAGACGTTGTTAAGCTCATGGCAGGAGAAACGCCGTGTGGTGATTACCACAAGCCACAAAGCGAAATCGGCCTGTGGTACGTCGAGGTTGGCGTCACCTACGGCTGTCGAATCTCTGTACCACCGGACGCAACACGTTTCATCGGTCAAATTACCATCGGGTTCAAAGATCGACCTGAAAGCATAGAGGACATCCAGTCCCTTATGACTATCGCTTCTTCAATGTTAACCAAAAAGAGTTACTAATGCTAACACTACTATCCACCCTTATTTCCTTCCTAATGGGCGGTCTGCCCAAACTGCTGGATTTCTTCCAAGACCGGTCGGACAAGAAGCATGAGCTAGAACTGGCTCAGATGCAGATCGCCCGGGAGCTTGAGATGCGCAAAATGGGGTTTGAAGCCCAGGAGCGGGTTGAAAACATCCATACCCAGCAGATTGAGATGGAAACCAAATCCAACGAAAAGATCTCTGTCATTGCCGCCCAACAGGCTGAGATGCAGGCTATCTACGCACATGACTCATCTTTAAACGAGGGAACTAGCCAGTGGATGAAGAACCTGCGTGCCAGCGTGCGACCGGTCATCACCTACGGGTTTTTCGTCCTTTTGGTTGGGATCGACGCAGCCCTGATTTGGCACGGGTTTAAATATGATGTGTCGTTTGCAGATATGTCTGACCAGCTTTGGGACAACGACACCCAAGCCCTGTTTGCCAGCATAATTGCATTTTGGTTTGGCGGTAAGGCTTTTGGCAAATGACAACACTGTACGCCATTAAAAACGTGCAATCAGGTAAGGCTTATGTTGGCAGTACCGTAGGTTTTAATGCTCGTATGACTACGCACAAACGGATGCTTAAACGTGGCAACCATCACTGCCAACATTTGCAACGTGCTTGGAATAAATATGGCGAACAAAATTTTGTTTTTGTTCAGATTGGACAGGCCAATAACCAAAAAGAAGTGCGCGAACTTGAGCAGGCATTCCTTGAGTTGTTTTTTGGCAAAGACCTGTATAACACCAAATGCTGTGCGGTAGGCATGCCAAGTGGCGATACACATCCAAGCAAACGTGCCGATTGGCATATGAAATTGTTGTCTGAAATGACAACACCTGAAGAACGAAAAGAAAAATATGGCAAATCAAGCCGTGGACGCAAACGCGACCACGACACCTATTCCGCTGGCGCTAAAAAGCAGTGGGCCGACCCGGAGCAGCGAGCCAAGAAGATGCAGGCTATGCGCGGGAAGCGGGAGGTGGTAACGTGCCCACACTGCGGCACCCAAGGCGGGGGTGGAAATATGCGCCGGTACCACTTTGATAGGTGCAAAAATGCAAGTGTCTGAAAAGTGCATGAAACTTATACGCCATCATGAAGGTGTAAGACAAAAGGCTTACAGATGCCCGGCCAAGTTATGGACGATTGGCGTTGGGCATGTGTTGTACCCTGAACAGGGTAAGCTAAAGCTAGAGGACAGGATGTCTGTTTCCCTGCGCCCGGAGGATGACCGGGTGTTCTCCATGGAGGAAGTCGATGGAATTCTTAGAGCAGATTTGCAACGTTTCCAGCGCGGGGTGCTTCTTTACTGTCCTGGCAGTCTTACACAAGGCAATTTTGATGCTCTTGTGTCTTTTTCTTTTAACGTCGGCCTTGGCACCCTCCAGCGTTCGACGTTGCGTCAAAAGCTCAATCGTGGCGATAAAGAGGGTGCTGCGGAAGAGCTATTGAAGTATTGCATGGCTGGTGGCAAAATCCTAAAAGGGCTTCAAAACCGCCGGATCGATGAACGCGCCCTGTTCTTGTCGTAGGATTACAGATGCCGCTCAAAAAACTGAAGCTCACAGCCGGTGTAAACAAAGAAAACACCCGCTACACCAGCGAAAACGGTTGGTATGAAAGCCAATGGGTGCGGTTTCGCCAAGGCACTCCTGAGAAGATTGGCGGCTGGGCGCGTATCTCTGCCAATACGTTCCTTGGTCTTTGCCGTTCCTTGTGGAACTGGATCACGCTTGGCGGTCTTAATTTGCTTGGCGTTGGAACAAACCTAAAGTTTTACATTGAAGTTGGCGGAGTTTACAAAGACATTACGCCAACTAAACCCTTGGTTACGTTAACCAATCCGTTTGCCACAACTTCAGGGTCTCCAACTGTTACCGTCACGGATGCCGCTGGCGGGTTCCTTAACGGTGACTTTGTCACGTTTACAGGTGGTACTGCCGTTGGCGGGCTAACAATTGCAGGTGAGTACCAAATTACTAAGGTATCTTCTACCTCATACACCATTACTGCGTCATCAAACGCCAGCTCAACAACTACCGGCGGCGGTACTGTTTACGCTGTTTACCAGATAAACGTTGGCCCAAGCTATCAAACGCCTTTGACTGGATGGGGTTCTGGTTCTTGGGGTTCTGGAACATGGGGGTATAGCACTCCATCCACAGATTCAATGCGTTTATGGAGCCAAATGAACTTTGGCGAAAACCTTCTTTTTGGGCCCCGGGGCGGGCCTATCTATTACTGGACGGCTACGCTTGGCATAAACTCGCCAACGTTTACAGTAACAATTGCTTCTCCGGGTGTTGTAACGACCACGGTTGAACTCAATGACGGAGACCCTGTTATTTTGCAAACCACCGGGGCATTGCCTACGGGCTTGTTGGTGGGAACTGTTTACTATGTAGTTAATTCAAGCGGTACTACATTCTCTCTTGCGGCAACGCAGGGGGGGACGGCTATTACCACAACCGGATCGCAGAGTGGAACCCACTCGATCTCCAACCGAGGGATAGATATTTCTTACCTAGGCGGGGATGCCCAGACCCCACTGATGCAGAACTACATCATGGTTTCTGACACCTTGCGGTTTGTCTTTGCTTTTGGAACAAATGACTACGGCAGTACGGTTCAGAACCCTATGTTGGTTCGCTGGTCGGACAAAGAAAGCCTGACCGTTTGGGATCCTGATGAGGTCAACCAAGCAGGCAGTTCTTTGCTTTCTCATGGGTCTGAGATCGTCACGGCAATTCAGACTCGCCAAGAACTTGTAGTGTTTACAGATTCATCTTTGTACTCCATGCAATATCTTGGAGCTGAGCCGTGGTGGGGCACCCAGCTACTGGGGGACAACATATCCATCATTAGTCAAAGCGCAGTCACCTTGGCTTCTGGCGTTGTGTATTGGATGGGTGTGGACAAGTTCTACAGATATGACGGTAGGATTCAGACCCAGCGTTGTGACCTGCGCCAGTATATTTATGGCGATATTAACTTGGGCCAAAGCCAGCAGATTTTCTCTGGCACCAACGAAGGCTTCAACGAGGTTTGGTGGTTCTATTGTTCAATTACTGGGCCTGACGGAACCGGAACGCCAAGCAACCCCAATACAATCGTTGACCGATATGTTGTCTTTAATTATGTTGAAAACAACGGGGAAGGCGTTTGGTATTACGGAGAACTTGGACGCACCGCATGGTTGGATACCGGGCTTCGGAATAATCCAATTGCCACGACATATTCCAACAATATTGTTAACCATGAATTTGGAACTGATGACAATACAGGCGCAAACCCAGTAGCCATATATTCATTGATCAGTTCTGCTGAATTCGATATTGACGATGGCGACAAGTTTGGTTTTGTCTGGCGCATATTGCCAGATATTACATTCCGGGGATCTACAGCAGAATCCCCAACCGGTACAATGACCTTAATCCCAATGCAGAACTCTGGTTCTGGGTACAACAATCCTACGTCGCAGGGTGGGGTTGATTATGCTTCTGTGACTAGAACTGCCACTGTTCCGATTGAACAGTTTACCGGTCAGGTATATGTCAGGGTGCGTGGTCGTCAGATGATTATGCAGTTTGAGAACGAGCAAATTGGTTCTCAATGGCAGCTTGGTTCACCTCGCATCGACATCAAACAAGATGGACGCAGGGGTAACACATGACGTTAATTGTTACGTCGAACTCCGCTCTAGCTAGGGTTGTACCGCCCAACCTTCCTTTGGCACCGCTGAGTTATGAATCTGCATATCAAGAACAGTTAAATAACGTTCTGCGTCTGTACTTCAACCAGCTAAACAAGATTGTGGGACAGCTTATGGCAACTACATCAACCGTTCCTGTATCTATCGGCGGGACAAACACGGATGCCTTTGGGCGTTTGCGCGTCAGCCAACCCTATACGCTGTTTGACAGCCAAAGCCGCTACGCTTCTGATAACCAATTTGACACCTCAACCACCGGAACCGGCTCTTCCACGTTTAACACCAACCAGTCAAGCGTCAGCATGAGCGTAACGGCTGGAGGTGTTGGCTCTGTGGTTCGCCAGAC